GATTGTGAGATTGCAATAGATAATGTTGTAAACGAGGCTATTGTTGCAGGAAAGGGGGAACGCCCAGTAACTATGCTTCTTGATAACACCAATCTTTCAGACCCAATCAAAAATAAAATTCGTAGTGAGTTTGAAGTGGTTCTCGACTTATTAAATTTTAATAATTATGGTCATGAAATTTTTCGCCGATGGTATGTTGAAGGAAGAATATATTATCATATAATGATTGATGAAAATGATCCATCCAGAGGTATTGTCGAATTGAGAAGTCTGGATTCGACTAAAATCAAAAAAATTACCCAAGTCAATAAAGAAAAAAAACAAGATTCGATTGATGTAAAAGTCACAGAAGTTTTTAATTACAATCCACAGGGGTTGCACTCTCAAAACAAACAAGGTATTTTAATATCAAAAGATAGTATTGCATTCTGCACATCTGGTTTATTAGATTCACGGAAGAAATCGGTTCTTTCGTATTTACACAAAGCCATCAAACCTCTCAATCAACTCCGAATGGTAGAAGATGCTATTGTCATCTATCGTATTTCACGAGCTCCAGAACGCAGAATTTTTTATATTGATGTAGGTAATTTACCGAAAGTCAAAGCAGAACAATATATCCGTGATATCATGACACGATATAAGAATAAATTAGTTTATGATTCTGATACGGGGGAAGTACGAGATGACCGTAGACATCAATCCATGTTAGAAGATTATTGGTTGCCACGAAGAGAAGGTGGAAGAGGAACAGAAATTACCACACTTCCTGGCGGTGAAAATTTGGGACAGTTGGATGATGTGGAATACTTTCAAAGAAAAATGTACAAAGCAATGCACGTTCCTGTATCTCGTCTAGAGGCTGACTCTGGATTCTCTTTGGGGAGAGAAAGTGAGATTACTAGGGACGAGTTGCTTTTCAGTAAATTTGTGGGCAAATTGCAGATTCGATTTTCAACACTTTTCCAAGAAATCATGGAAAAACAATTGATTCTCAAAAATATCATGACGGCTGGTGAATGGAGTGCAATTAGAGATCAAATTCAATACGACTTTTCTTCTGATCATTTTTATACAGAATTAAAACAACAAGAAATTATGACACAACGTATGACAATTGCAAGAGATATGGAAGATTTTGTTGGGAAATATTATTCAAAAGAATGGTTTAGAACGAATATTCTCCGCCAGACAGAAGAAGATGTTCAAATAGAAGATGAAAAAATTAAAGCGGAGATGGAAAGTGAAGAAGAAGGTGAAAATGAAGGTGAAGAACAAGATGATAATGTTTAATGTTTATAAATATTAATAGATAATTTTTCGGAGAAATCATGTCAGAAACAGAACAACAAAAAGAATTTTCAACAGTAGATATTGTAGATTATTCAATGCAAAATAACCCCCTAAAGGTAAATGACGCTTTTGGTCATTTAATTTCTTCTAAAGTTGTAGATATGCTTGCAACTAAAAAACAAGAAGTTTCCACGAACATGTTTGCAGATAAAGTAGAAGTTGAAGTAGAACCAGAAGAGGTTATAACAGAACCCATAACAGAACCAGAGGCCGAAACTACGGAGGTACAAGTATGAAACTTTTAGGTAGTTCAACAGCAGTTCCTGCAAATTCAGCAAATACGACATTAAGTAAAGCTGCATCAATGTATGTAAATGTTACTACAGCGGGTGTTTTAACAGTAGTTGCTAATGATAATAGTACGGTAATAGGAACGATTGCTCTCCCAGTTGGTTCATTTACCATTCATAAGGATGGTGACCAATATATTCATAAGGATGGGACTTTAGCTGCAACAGCTACTTCGATAGTGAATTCGGGCACGTAATGAAAACACTAAAAGACCTTAAAACATTTTTGGGAATACCAGTTGTTACCAAAACAATAGAACAGAATAAGTTCAAACGAATGGTAACTGTTTTGGGTGAAGATGTTGTTGACCAGTTACGAACTATTGCCAAGAAGAAAAAAGAGATGGATATCAAATTCAAATCTGGCACAGAAGTTCCAATTGACCCAGAGTCAGCGGTACAGATATTGAAAACCTACGATTCTCTAAATACTTCTAACAAGAAAAAAATGCAAAACAATATGAATAAGGATACTAAATCGTTCATGAAAATATTGGATTTTGCATTGAGTAACGCAAACTAACAAGGCAAATATGAAATTAATCTGCGAACTTACTGAATCAGTAGATTATGAATTAATCGAAGAAGGTGCCGGAAAAGCAAAACAATATTTTATTGAAGGTATTTTCATGCAGTCCGAACAGAAAAATAAAAACGGACGAATTTACCCCAAAGAAGTTCTTCAAAAAGAAGTTAAACGCTACGTAAAAGAATATGTTGAACCAAAACGAGCTTTCGGAGAATTGGGACATCCAGACGGGCCAACTGTAAATCTTGATCGTGTGTCACATATGATTACAGAATTGAATGAGGATGGGAAGAATTTTATTGGAAGAGCAAAAATTCTTGATACACCTAACGGGCAAATTGTAAAAAGTTTGATTGACGAAGGTGCAAGATTGGGTGTTTCCTCAAGAGGTATGGGAACACTCAAACCAAACAAGAAAGCACAAGTTGTTCAAGATGATTTTTATCTTGCAACTGCTGCTGATATTGTTGCAGATCCTTCTGCTCCAAATGCTTTCGTTGAAGGTATTATGGAAGGCAAGGAATGGATCTGGGAGAATGGTGTATTACATGTTCAGGAACTAGAACGTGCAAGACAAAACATTCAAGAAGCATCTTCAAGAGAACTTGAAGAAGTTAAACTCAATGAATTTAAAAATTTATTGTCTAAACTTTAATTTTTATAAATATTAACAGTAACAAATTACTATAAATTTTAGGAGTTTCAATGACCGAAGAAATTAATAACCAAGAAGAAGTTCTGGAAGAGACTGAACAAGAACAGGAACTTGTTGAAGCTCCAGAACAGGTTGCAGAAGAACAAGTTGACGAAGATAAAGTCGAAGAAGTTCGTTTGCCTTCTACAAAAACCGCAATGATTAAAACTCTCTTTGATAAAGTCAATGGACTGAAAAAAGAAGAGGTTTCAAAACGTTTCAAAGACCTATTGGATGTAATCGAAGCCGAAGACCTTGGTGGAGAAGAACCCGATGATTCTAAACCAGAAGGTGATACAATCGCCATTGGTAAGAAGAAAAAGAAAATCAAAGTTGCAATGCCTGAGATCAATGTCAAAGAAGACATTGATGCATTAGTACAAGGTGAAGAACTTTCAAAAGAGTTCAAAGAAAAAGCTGCAACAATCTTTGAGGCCGCAGTACATCAAAAAGTAATGGAAGCATCAAGTGAAAAAATTGATGAACTTGAAAAAGAATATCAAGAAAACTTGCAAGAAGAAATTGTTTCATTCCGTGATGAGTTGACTGAAAAAGTTGACGGATACCTCAACTACGTAGTTGAAGAGTGGATGAAAGAAAATGAAATTGCATTGGAAAGTTCCTTGAGAAGTGAAATTACCGAAGAGTTCATGGGGGGATTAAAGAATCTCTTCACAGAACATTATATCGAAGTTCCAGACGAAAAGGTTGACATTGTAGAAAATCTTTTTGACAAAGTTGAGGAATTAGAGGAAAAATTGAATTCTCAAATTCAAGAAAATGTTAAAGTTAAAGATGAACTTAATGATTATCGAAAAGATAAGATTCTCGAAGAAGTCTGTGATGACCTTGCAGATACACAAGCTGAGAAAATGAAATCTTTAATTGATGGTGTTACTTATGAAGAAAACGCCGACGATTTTGAGAATAAGGTAAAAATGATTAAGGAGAGTTATTTCCCTAATCAAGTTAAACAGGATGAAAATATTGAACAAGAAGATGTTGTATCAGAAGAAGAGGTATCGGAAGAAACCCCTAAAATGAATAACATCATGGAAGCTTATAGCAAGGCAATTGCTCGTAAGTAATTTTTTTACAATAGTTTTTAAACAATTATAGGAGTTTTAAAAATGCAACTCTCAGAAAATATTAATAAAAAGTGGGCGCCTGTTCTTGACCATGCTGATCTCCCAGAGATTAAGGATAGTCATCGTAGAGCAGTAACTGCTTTGTGTCTTGAGAATGTCGAGAATCAATATCGAAATGATCAAGCACATTCAAGTGGGGGTCTTCTTTCAGAAGCACTTCCTCATACTGGAACAGGATACACTGGCGCTGTTATTGCTGGAGGTATCGCCGGTGGATCAGATTCGACTCAATCGACAATGGATTTCGCTGATCCAGTTCTTATTAGCATGGTTCGCCGTGCAATGCCACAACTTATCG